GTTATTGCAGAGATGGAGTCATTACCCAATGTAGTTGTAAGGTTGTCAAGCGATAGCATTAGCGGTGGTATTATTGATGGTGATAACACTAGTACCATAATTCAGTATACGGAAGATGCAACAGAGACAATGACAGTCTGCATGGCTTATGAACGCAAGGGCAAATGCGATAAGTGCCGAGCGTGTTGGGATAAGGATACAGCGGTCATTGCCTATGTTGCTCATGGTCGTAAGATGGCAAAGCAGTACAAATTAATTGACACAATAGAGGTAATATAATGGGTATAGATAAGTTTACAATGCAACAGCTATACGAACTAATTGAGTATGGCGAACTGTGGAACGCAAGCGTATCTCTGGAGGAGTTACGGAATCAGGCTGACTCAGGTTGGCTTGCAGATTTTATCTTTGAATTGGAGAATGCAATAGACAATCTGCGTGGTGACTTCAAGGATAGAATCATAGACCTACAGGAGGATATGGAGGAGCGAACAAAGGAGCAATATAGCCAGTAAGTATCACATAACGCCATAGCTTGTCTTGTGTGGCGTTATCTAATGTTTATTGGTACTACCCTAGTGGGTAAGTGTAAAGTGTCTTAGAACGCAATTAGAGAGGTTTTAGACTATGCGGAATTTAAAAGGTAAAAAAGTAAAAGGTATTTATATAGGCATGATTGAGGTAACAGGTGTGGTCGAGGACTCATACTCTAGCTATGGTTGTGGTGTTACTCATCATGTTATTTTAGATGAGGGCTTTACAGTATTTGATGGTGCTGTATCGCGCCCTAAAGGTGACGTTGTTTTAATAGAACATAAAGATATAGAGGTGCTATAATGTTTAATGTTTTTATACATGAGTTGAGTATCGGTATAACTTGTGATAAAGTTGTAGAGAATACCGATAATGGTTGTATTGAATTTTGGTTGAGAGGTGAACCAATGTTTAGGGTGTATGAAGATAACCCAGACTACCACCTGTTTGCCTATCACGTAACTGAGGAGGAGGAAGAATAATGTTTGACTACGTATTGGAAGTAACAAAGAAGAAAAAGACAGCGACATTCTATGCCCCAGATTATGCCACAGCAGTAGGCATGGCGCGTATCTATGTTGACAACCAGTATACCGCAGTGGTATACCCTAACGTATTTAATGAGGAGAAATAAAATGAGTATCAGATTTTCTGTTTGGGTTGGTGGTGTTGAGGTTAACAGTCACCTATTATCTTTTGATGATGCGGAACGCATAGCTAAGAACTGGACTGACGATGGCTATGATGATGTCAGTATTGATGCGTATAGGGAGTCTTGATATGAGGTATGATATATTAAAGGAGTTGAAGTTATACTTTGACGACCACTATGAGCATTTTGGTGGCTACCCTGTAACCTTTACGTTCAATAAGACAGTGTTCACCTATGACGAATGTGTGAAGTTATTGGATAGTATTGGATACCATTGGAGGGAGGTATAGCCCTATGCATACCATTCTTAAAAGGGCTTGGCGAGTCTGGGCAAAGGCACTAGGAGAGAAGTCTGGTGTTGATGACTGTGAAGCAGACTTGATTGCTATAGTGCGTAGTGTTATAATAGGTGTAAATTTTATAACCTGTTTCTTTATTATGGCGAATGTAATTCATAATTGGTAATTAGGTACTGGTAATGGAGGAGGTAACTTGAATACTATTCTAAAAGATTTTATACAAGGTGTTGTACTTGGGTGTATCTTTATGTTAGGATACATAATGTTAACTAATTATCTAGGAGTATAGATATGACTATTGTAGATGTAATAGAGCGTGTTCGCGGTGACTACGCTAGAAACTTAGACTGGTTTAATACTCAGCGTGATGATGGTGAGCATGATGATAACCGATTGGTTTGCAGTGAGGTCATAGAAGTGTTAGACTTCTTGATTCAACAAAATGAAAAGCTAGAATGGGAGGCTCAGAATGGCAGAGTACTATGATAACTTTGATTGTTTGAATGATTATGAGCGCGGTGAGTTAGACTGTGTACTTGGTTACCCTGCGTTAGACAATGAATCCGAGGACTATTATCTGGGATATGGTCACTACTACGGAATGCTAGAGACCCAGACAGGAGCAGAATGTTATGTATAAGACTATTGATTTGACTGTGCATCATGGTGTAATTGATTCACTTAATATGGTTCTGTTAGGCTATGAGATTGTCAGCCAAACAGAGACAACAGTAACCTTTAAGATTAAGGAGTAATGTCATGTTATGTAGAATAACCGATGACCCTAGCTATGATTATAGCGACTACTGTGAGGGCAAGGGATACTATGCTCAGGAGCATGAGATAACTGAGCGTGAAGATGACCCTAACTATGACCCTGACGACCCCTTTGGTGATGCCCACTTGTATCCACCAATCTCTCAGGAGGAGATGGAGGAGCGTAAGGCAGAGGTTCAGGCTCGTCAGGCTCAAGTGGACTACTTTGAAAAGCAACTGAGAAAACAATTCGGAGGTCAGAATGCATTACTATTTGGTAAGAAATTTAACCCATTACCATGATGAACCTTTTGTAGAGTTTATTGTTGTACACCATGATGACGTACTACCAGAGTACGCATCAGAGTGGATAACCATGTGGCACAATAACGCCATGCCCGATGAGTTGGACTGTGGCATGGTGATTGTGAGCAATGATGATGACCCTTACCTCATTGAGAAAGGTAGCTATGTGGATAGGGAATTGGAGGAGCATGAGGTAGGTGTACTGACTGACCTGTTCTTGGATTGGTCTTGGGATACCATCAGTCGGTTTGTTAAATATAAACTTGAGGAAAATACTAAGGAGAAAGCATGAGAAAAACTATTAACTGGTTGGGTATGTTGTGGTCTGCTGAGTTACGCAATGGTGTAGGCTTTGACGTAGAGTTTGTAGACTCTCGCCCTGTATGGGTAATGAAGATAGACACTAGGACTGGCGTGGGTTCGTGGGAATCTATGCCCTTTGAAGGTGTCGTAATTTTGTTACCTTTTATCAACATCAACATAGGTAGATGCTACGTAGAGGTAGACGATGAGTAGGTGTAAAGCGTGTGACGTTATACTGACTGAGCAGGAACTAAAAAGAGTTGACAAGCTAACAGGGTTGCACCTTGATTTATGTAACACCTGCCTTAGACATTCTGACAGTGCCATTGAAGAAGATATGGCTCAGTATGGTGGTGAAGATGAATTAATTATAGATGTTGACGATATAATTAGACAGGAGGTGTTGCATTAAGATAAGAAGTGTGATATAATATTCTTATGTACTAAGGTAAACTTTAAAGATTATATATTAAATTATATACTAAAGTATACCTAAGTATCTAAGTGAGCAAGGTGGAGTGCTTTGATGGATTGGGACTACCCGATTCTCACTTAGGGGCTAATGGCGACTAGTCCTCTCCGCAGGTCGCCCCAATGTAATCTTTATTAATTAACTAAAAGGCAAATTACTATGGCAGTATTAGAAGGTAACGTAGCGTTCGCTAACCTTGACGAACACGAAATGTATCAAGGTCAATCCACTGGTAAGTATTCTTTGGTTCTATCTTTAGAACCTGCTGATGCTGATACCTTAGCCAATAAGGGTGTCAAGCTACGCGACTATGAGGGTACACCACAGCGTAAGTTTAGCACCAAGTATGAAGTACCAATGTTTGATGCTGATGGTGGTGAGTTTACTGGTCGTCTAACCAGAGGGTCAAAGGTACGTGTACAGTATGCCGAGGGCAAGCCTCACCCTGTACATGGTACGTCAACTTACCTTTCTAAGGTCAAGGTCTTAGAACTAGCCGAAGCCTCCGAAGGTGGCGGTGACTTTTAATGAGTGAATCTCACTTTGTCCAACATGAGCCATGCCCTGCGTGTGGCTCTAGGAACAACCTTGCTAGGTACTCTGATGGTCATGCAGTCTGTTTCTCGACAGGCTGTAACCATTATGAGAAGCCTACTGGTGAGGTAGTTGAAAGTAAACCGAAACATAGGAGACTTGAGATGACAGGTGTTGTAGCTTCAATCCCCGACAGGCGTATATCTGAGACAACAGCTAGGCAGTTTGGTGTCACAGTAGAGTACGGAACATCGGGACAAATTGTAAAGCACCACTATCCCTACTTTGACAAGGACAGCGGAACGCAGACAGGAACTAAGTCACGCATAGTTGAGAACAAATCATTCTACTCTAGCGGTACGTTTGATAACGTAGGATTGTTTGGTCAGCAAGCGTTCAAGAGTGGCGGTAAGTACGTGACGATTGTAGAGGGAGAAGCAGATGCCCTAGCAGTATCAGAGATGTTTGACAACAAGTGGGCAGTAGTGTCCATACGTTCAGGGGCATCAGGGGCAGTCAAGGACATCAAGGCAAACTTGGAATGGCTTGAGACATTTGAGAATGTTGTTATCTGTTTTGATAATGACAAGGCAGGACAGGAGGCATCAAAGGCAGTGCTTAGTTTGTTCACGCCCAACAAGGCTAAGAATGTAGTGTTGCCCATGAAAGATGCAGGAGATATGCTCAGGGAGGGTAACGTACAGGGATTCACTAAGGAGTGGTGGAACGCAAAGCCATATAGACCTGATGGGATTGTCAGTGGCTTGGATACTTGGGAATTGTTACAGGCTCAAAAGGATGTTAAATCTATACCATATCCTTGGTCTTGCCTGAATGAGTTTACGTTTGGGTTTAGACCTAGAGAGTTAGTGACAATCACCAGTGGTTCAGGCATGGGTAAGTCCCAGATTATCAGAGAGTTGGAACACTATCTTCTCAAGAATACCGAGGACAACATTGGTATCCTAGCGTTGGAAGAAGATGTTCCCAAGACAACCTATGGCATTATGTCAATAGAGGCTAACAAACTTCTACACATACCCCATGTTAAGGAGAGCCTAGTTGAAGGTGAAGAACGCCAGTATTGGGAGAACACCTTTGGGTTAGGTAGGATACAGTTGCTTGACCACTTTGGAAGTACAAGTGAAGATGACCTACTAGCACGTATACGTTACATGGCTAAAGGCTTGGATTGTAAATGGATTATCCTTGACCACTTGAGTATTGTGGTTAGTGACCAAGCTAATGGAGATGAGCGTAAGGCGATTGATAGTATTATGACTAACCTACGTAAGATTGTACAAGAGACTGGTGTAGGTATGTTCTTAATCTCCCACTTGAGACGACCCAATGGCAAGGCACATGAAGATGGCGGTCAAATTAGCTTGGCAGAGTTACGTGGTTCTGCATCTATAGCACAGCTATCTGATATGGTGATTGGCTTGGAGCGTGAACAGCAACATAAAGACCCTATTGTACGTAACACGACCACTGTTCGGGTACTAAAGAACAGGTTCGCAGGGTTAACAGGGTGCGCTTGTTATCTGTATTATGATTCTGATACTGGTCGCATGATTGAAACTACCTGCCCTGTGGATGATGAAAAGCAGGAGTTCTAAATGAAGCAGTTTGTATTTGACATAGAAGCCAATGGTCTTAACCCAGACAAGGTGTGGTGCATCTGTATCCAAGAAGTAGGTTGTGATATAGTGTACTCAATACACCCCAATGGTATAAAGATTGGTCGATTCCATGAGTGGCTAGAAGAACAGGGAGAGTGTGAGTTGATTGGTCACAACATCATCGACTACGACATACCTGTCTTGGAAAGACTGTTAGGTGCAGACTTTAGTAAGTGTAAGATAACCGATACGTTAGTATTGTCACGACTTGCCGACCCATCAAGGGAGGGCGGTCATTCTTTAGAAGCATGGGGACAGCGACTAGGTTGTCCAAAAGGTGAGCATAATGATTGGGATAGTTATTCGCCAGAAATGGTGGAGTATTGTGAGCAAGATGTTCGGGTTAATGTCAAGGTGTACAAGGCGTTACGAAGTGCTTTGTCTGACTTTGGAAGCGAAAGCCTTAGCCTTGAGCATTCAGTACAGAGTATTATCTCACAACAAATCCGCAATGGATGGTTGCTAGACCAAGAGGGTGCGTTTGTGCTACTGGCTAAACTCAAGGAGCGTAAGTTTCAACTGGAAGATTCAGTACACAATACGTTCAAGCCCCTGCCTACATTTGTACGTGAGATTAAACCTAAGTTTAAAAAGGATAATAGCTTGTCCGTTGTGGGTCTAAAGTTCTTAGGCGAACACTGGACTACAGTCTGCGGTGACTTTAGTAGACTGGACTACCCTGAGTTTAATCTAGGTTCACGACAGCAGATTGCACGTTACTTACAATACTTTGGTTGGAAGCCTGAGCAGTTTACTGACAAGGGTCAAGCCATTGTTGATGAAGCAGTGCTATCTAAAGTCAAGGATATACCAGAAGCATCTATGATTGCTGAGTACCTATTGGTTCAGAAACGGATGGCTCAGGTAAAGAGTTGGCTTGATGCTGTAGGAGATGATGGTAGGGTACATGGCTACGTAAACGCTAATGGTACTGTGACAGGGCGTATGACACATTCTAGCCCTAACACTGCTCAAGTACCTAGTGTGTCAGCCGAATATGGTAAGGAGTGTCGGGCTTGTTGGACTGCACCGAAAGGATACAAGGTGGTAGGTATGGATGCCAGTGGTCTTGAGTTACGGATGCTTGCACATTATATGAATGATAAGGAGTACACTAATGAAATACTCAATGGAGACATTCATACAGCAAACCAAATTGCTAGTGGCGTTAACACAAGAAGTCAAGCGAAGACTTTCATCTATGCGTTCTTGTATGGAGCAGGAGACTCTAAAATCGGAAGTATCATTGGAGGAACTGCTAGGGATGGTAGAGCACTTAAGGATAAGTTCTTGTCGAACACGCCATCTCTTAGAGACTTACGAAAGAGAGTTAGCATGGCATCTGGAAGAGGCTATGTTTACGGCTTGGATGGGCGAAGGGTCTATGTACGCTCAGAACACTCGGCACTAAACACTTTGCTACAATCAGCAGGTGCTATTGTTATGAAGAAAGCACTGGTATTGCTAGATGAGTACGCTAAACTTTGGAACATTGACTACAACTTTATAGGAAATATACATGATGAAATTCAAACAGAAGTTAGAGAAGACCAAGCAGTTGATTTTGGTAGGTTGGCAGTATCTTGTATTGAAGCCTCTGGCTTACATTACAAACTTAATTGCCCCCTTACAGGAGAATACAAAATCGGAACAGACTGGTCAGAGACCCACTGATGAATTACCACCTAACCCAATGGGCAAAGTTAGAAAGCCTGAGAGATATAAGTTTATTGATGGCGAATGGTGGTACTACTTCCCTAAAGATGGCACAAGCATTCATACAGGGAATCACATCAGGGAACGCGCCAGTACAATACGCGCTAAACTTGACCGATTCAAAGCAGGGGTAAGGGCATGAAACCTTGTAAAGAAGATAGAAAGAAGTTTGATTTGGATTTGGCGTATGGCTCTGTCAGGGAAGACAGGGTTGCCGAGATGCTACAAGATAAGAAGATAGAAGTTAAGTCTGAGAAAGACTTGTGGCAAAAGACAGGCAACATCTGTGTGGAGTATGAATCATGGGGCAAGCCATCTGGTATTGAGGCTACGGAATCAGACTACTGGTTTCATAACCTTTGCATAGGTGACGATGAATACTGTACCCTAGTGTTCAAGACGGATACGCTAAAGAAGATTGTAAGTAAGCTAGATACGTTCAGGACTGTATCAGGTGGCGACCACAATGCAAGCCGTATGTACTTGGTCAACTTACAGAAGCTATTCTCAACTGACGTTATTAAAGCATTCAAGGATATAGACCATGACTAAATCTATTAATACTTTAGTGTCTGATGTATACCGATTGATGGAGACAAAAGAGGCAGAAGAATCCGTAGATGTAGATGCGGAGATAGAAAAGTTTGGTGAAGCAATGAAAGACCTGATGCGTACTGAGTTCGCTAGGGATAGGAAGAGAGACACCAGAACTTTACGCCTGTCAAACATTGGTCGGGATGACAGATACCTCTGGCACGTAGCGAATGGTACGCCAGTGGGTGATAAGATACGCCCACATACCTACATCAAGTTTATGTACGGACACTTGATTGAAGAGATGCTACTGTTCCTTGTACGTATGGCAGGGCATGAGGTAACTGATGAACAGAAGAAGTGTGAAGTACAGGGCATCAAGGGACACATGGACTGCACCATTGATGGTTTAACAATTGATGTTAAATCTGCAAGCAGTTATGCGTTCAAGAAGTTTAAAGATGGTACTCTGGCGTATGATGATTCATTCGGTTATGTTGACCAGATAAAAGCCTACGCTCACGCACAAGGTAAGAAGGACTTTGGATGGTTGGCTATGGACAAAGCTAATGGGCATTTGGCGGTACTTAAGTATGACCTAGAGGATACCCAAGCCCCTGTCCATGAAACCATTAAGGAGGACATAGAGGAGCGTATAATACACGTTAAGGAGATGGTTAAGGGTGACGAACCAGAAGCCTACTGTGCTGACCCTATACCTGATGGCAAGTCTGGCAATATGAAGTTAGCCGTTAAGTGTTCTTACTGTCCGTACAAGAAGCATTGCTATCCAGACCTGAGAGGTTTCCTATACTCTACTGGTGTTCGCTATTTCAGTCACATTGCAAATGAACCTAAAGTATTTGAGGTGGACTTAAATGAGGCGACCTAAAAACAAGTACAGGTCATCCCTTGAAAAAGAATTTTCTAAGGAGATTAGAAACAAGGGATATACCTATGAGCCGTATGATGTACCCTACACAGTGTACAGGAAGTACAAGCCAGACTTTGTACATGAAGATAAGAAAGTTATGGTGGAGGTAAAAGGGTTCTTTCGTGTAGGAGACACCTTGAAATATAAGTCCATTCGTGATACAATATTAGTAGATGATTGGGAATTAATATTTCTATTGTCTAACCCTAACAAGAAAGTACGTAAGGGTGGTAAACTGACGATGGGACAATGGTGCGACAAAGAGGGGTTTAAACACTACACCCTGCATACTGCACAAGAACTAGTTAAATATGTAGAGGATTTGTAGAGATGTCACATACACTGGAGGAACTAAAAGAAGCTGTATCTAGGGAGTATGATGCAGTGTTAGTACTTGAAACTTTAGATATATCGGTAGAAGACTTACTGGATGCGTTTGAAGATAGATTAATTAGACATAGAGACTTATTTACGGAGGATGACCATGAGCATTGATGATGCGACACCTGCTGATTGGGATGCACTGAGAACCAAGCACCCAAGATTGATGAAGAAGTATGAGAAGATGGTGGAAGATGAAGTGAATAGCCCTAAGCATTACAACTACGGAAAGGTAGAATGTATTGAGGCTATAGAAGAGAGCATGACCCCAGAGGCATTCAGGGGTTATCTCAAGGGCAATACCATGAAGTACCTATGGCGTTATGAGCGTAAGGGCAAGGCAATGCAGGACTTACAGAAAGCACAGTGGTATCTCAACAAGCTAATCAACTCTGGTGGTATAGATGAGGCTGTTGAACTAGCACTTCAAAAGGCTTCCTGATATGAAAGGTCAGACACATGGGGGCAAGGGTTCATCCCAACGCCCCACCGACCAAAAGAAGTATGCTAATAATTATGATGCCATCTTTGGCAAAAAGAAAGATAAATTGAAAAAGGAGAAGAGTAAGTGAATCAGTATCAAGAGTTTATTCATAAGAGCCGTTATGCCCGATGGTTGCCCGAAGAAGGCAGGAGGGAAACATGGGAGGAGACAGTACAGCGTTACGTCAACTTCTGGCTAGGTCGAAAGCAGATTACAGAGAAAGAAGGTGAGATGCTTTACAATGCAATATATAACCTAGAAGTAATGCCTAGCATGAGATGTCTTATGACCGCAGGTGTGGCGTTAGACAAGGACAATGTAGCAGGGTTCAACTGTAGCTACTTGCATATTGATTCACCACGTAGCTTTGATGAAATGATGTACGTGCTAATGTGTGGTACTGGTGTAGGGTTCAGTGTTGAGCGTAACTTTATCAACAAGCTACCTGTAGTTGCGGAGGAGTTTCACCCGACTGACACTACCATTGTAGTAGCCGACAGTAAGATTGGTTGGGCTTCTGCGTTTAGAGAGTTAATCAGTTTACTATATGCAGGGAAAATACCTAAGTGGGATATGCATAAGGTACGCCCATCTGGTGCTAGACTCAAGACATTCGGTGGTCGTGCTAGTGGTTCTGAACCTTTGGATGACCTGTTTCATTTCTGTGTAGGTATATTCCAAAAGGCACAAGGTCGCAAGCTGACCAGTATTGAGTGCCATGATATATGCTGTAAGATTGCAGAAGTGGTAGTCGTTGGTGGTGTACGTAGGTCAGCCCTTATCTCCCTGTCCAACCTATCAGACCCTAGAATGGCTAAGGCTAAGTCTGGTGACTGGTGGCGTAATGAAGGTCAGAGAGCGTTAGCTAACAACAGTGTAGCGTACACAGAGAAGCCTGACTTTGAATCATTTCTGTCTGAGATGCAGACTATGTATGAAAGTAAGGCAGGTGAGCGCGGTATATTCAGTAGAGTCGCGGCTCAGAAAGTAGCAGGTCGCAATGGTAGGCGTGACCCTGACCAAGACTTTGGTACTAACCCTTGCTCTGAGATTATCCTACGCAGTAACCAGTTCTGTAACCTGTCGGAGATTGTGGTACGCCCAGAGGATGACCTAGAGGACTTGAAGCGTAAGTGTGAAGTAGCTTCCATCATTGGTACACTACAGGCTACGCTGACAGACTTTCGGTATTTACGGAATGTATGGAAGAGAAATACGGAAGAGGAGGCATTGTTGGGTGTCAGCCTGACAGGTATATGTGACCACTATTTGCTAGGTAAGGACAGTAAAGACTTAGGCAGATGGCTAGAGGAGATGAAAGATGTTGCTGTTAAGACTAATAAGAAGTGGGCTTATAAACTTGGCATCAATCAGTCTGCGGCTATTACGTGTGTTAAGCCTAGCGGTACTGTATCTCAGCTTGTCGATAGTGCTTCTGGCATCCATCCTCGGTTTAGCAAGTATTATATTCGCAGAGTACGTTCAGACAAAAAAGACCCACTTGCACAATATATGAAACAAGTAGGCTTCCCATCAGAAGATTGTGTAATGGGTAACAATTCTACTATGGTGTTTAGTTTCCCTACCAAGTCACCCAAAGGTAGTACAGTGGTGAAAGACGTAGGTGCTATGCAACAGCTAAGACTGTGGAAGAAGTACCAAGACCATTGGTGTGAGCATAAGCCAAGTATCACTGTGTACTATACAGATGACGAGTTCCTCCAGATAGCACAATGGATTTGGGATAACTTTGATGCGACCAGTGGTATTAGTTTGTTGCCAGTAAGTGACCATGTTTATCAGCAAGCCCCCTATGAAGATATAACTTATGAGAAGTATAAAGAGTTACTTAAGGATATGCCCAAAGAAGTAAATTGGAATGAACTAGCACAGTTTGAAACGGAGGACAACACGACTGGCTCTCAGGAATTAGCCTGTGTAGGTGGTGCGTGTGAGATAGTGTAACGAACTTCCGAAAAAACGCGATTTTCTGCAAGTTAAAACTAAGGGAGCATTACGCTCCCTTTTTTTATTCATCGGCTTCTTGGCGTTCTTTCTCTACTCTTTCAAGTAGTTTCTCAGCACCGCCTCCAATGTGATAGTAGTATGCCCGACCAAGAACAGGTACGTTATTCATAGCGGCATCAAACGCTTTTGAGTCAGTTTCAGATTCAAACAATATGTTCTTGACTGCTACACCTGCATCATCAATCAAGGATGGCGCGGCAGGGG